ATTTCCATTTCCTAAATTTAATGTATTTGCCATATCTATTGTATTGTGTATAATTGTCCGTTAGCCATATCTGAAAAAGATACCCAAGATGTTAATGTTTCTAATTCGCTATCTGTTAATGCTGAATTGTAGTATTGTACTTGTTTAGTGTTTCCGTGAAAAGGGCTTGTTGCTCCTCCTCCGTCAAATTGAAGTGTTGTAAAAGTTCCTATTGTAGGAACTGAAGCTGATGTATCAGATGCTATTAAAATTCCATTTATATATAACTTTACATCATTCTCTTTATACGATATAGCTATTTTATTAAAAGATGTAACATTGGCTGATGTTTGTGATAAATCTGCTTGTGTAACACCTCCAACAACTAATCTGGTTTGTATTTGTTTAGATGTAGATGTAAAATTTATTCTAACTCTATTATTATTAGTTCCATCACTAATAGATAACATTCTAAAAGTTCCATCATTATCTAAAGCACTTATCTCCGCCATCAAAACACCTTCTGAATCATTAAACGTAGCTGCATCTCCAGAACCATTAGCAGTTTCTGCTGAACGAGTTACTGCACTTCCGTTAGTTGGGATATAGCTTGTAGCGTAGCTTTCAACTTCTAATTGTGCTCCCCAAATAAAAGTTTCATCTCCTACAATACCATTAGAAATAGAAGAACCATTAGTGCCGTTTATTTTCCAAATATTATTACCATCTGTTGAAAGAACAGTTTGTGTTATTGAAATCCTAAACCAACCATTACTCATTTCTTTTATAGAAGCATTTTCAGCAGATGAACTAACAACTGATTTTGTGTCTAAATCAAAAATAGCACCTTGACCTCCACTAAATCTTGAAAGTGCTATATATCGAGTATTTGCTTTTTTTACAAAAACACTAAAAGTATATGTTGTATCTGATGATGGAACTGCAAAAGATTTTTCAACTCTTGGTTGATTAGTACTATTTGATATAAATTTATCAGCAGTTAAATCTCCACTTGGAGAAATAGTTTGATTCGTGGTTACAGTTACACCAGTTTTTGACCAACCTTGACTAAAATCCTCACTATAATTAACCAAATTACTACTCTGTGGCTCTAATAAATGACTTGGGCATCCTACAACCTTACCATCAATCAAAGGATAGTTTAATCTTGATACTCCGTTTCCAACTGTTTCGATCAGTCCTTGTGAGTTTATTCTCGTTGCCGAACCACTACGAGTAAAGGTAAAATCCCCTACACCACTTGATGGTAATACGGAATAAAAATTGCTTCCTTGTGCTGCTGGTATTAATGCTAATTTTGGTTTTGCCATTGTTTTTAATTTTGTATGTCTTGTATTCCTATTCTATGAATTGCATCTGCTAAACATTTTACTGCTTCAACTTCTTGCCTATCCTCCATATTAAACTGACCTTGTATCATTTCAGTAGATGTACCTATTGAAGATGCAGTTTGTATTGTGTTACCCCACCAAGTACTATCGTATATTTCGTTTGCCATTATTTCTTTTCTTTTTTAGTTAAATACTTTTTCAATTTAACAACGTTTGCTTGTTTTGGTTTGTATGTTGCTCTCATTATAGTACCCAATTAGATTCGTTTGCATCCTTATCTGGATAAACATCGGATTCAGTATTGTTTGTGTATTCTGGAAACTTTGAACTATCAAAACAAATATAATCAATAAACCTTCTTGTGTAATATTCAGCAAAATCTCTTTCTTTCTGTACTAAAAAATCAACCTCATCTTTGTTTACTGTTTCAGCATTTTCAGATGTATGTTTAAAAATTCCTCCAGACTTAACTCTATATGCAGCAAATGGTAAGAAATCAACCATTGCGTAATGTATCAACATAGGTTGTATATAGTCATTGACCAAAGTTAAATAATCGCCAGTTAAAGTATCGTTTATAATATCGTTACTTATTCTCTCGTATAATTTAGTACCTAAATAGTTTTGTATATGTATCTCTTGTGATATCTTAATATATTGTATAAATAAATCCGTATCAGTATTTCCATCAAGAATACTATTTTTTACTAAATCCGTTCTACTTATGAATAATGCTGTTGCCATCTATCTTTTTTTATTTACAAATCCATTATTTGGCATATCCGTTGGTCTTGTTGCAACTTCTTTTGCATTAACCTCTGGTTTAAAACCTTCTTTTCTTGCTTTGTTTACGCTTACCTCTGCATTTGGATTACCTACATTTGGTTTTAGATTTTTACTCTTTGCCTTGTATGTTTTACGCATCCAAAAATGATGGCAATCTCCACCACCTTTGTAAAGCCAAATATCATAGGTATCTGCACCATTTAATCCCCAACCAGCATTAACTGCTTTTTTACTCATCATATCAATATCTTCTTTACGATATATCTTTTTAGCTTTAACCATTTTCTTGCAGAACTCTCTACTATTTTCACTAAATGATAAAGGTGCATATTGGTATCTTACTTTAAACTGTAAACCATCCTCATTCTCTCCATCTTGACTACTTTTTGCGTTTGGTCTTGCAGTTCCAGTAGTAACAAAATTATATATTTTAGATAGTAGAGATAATTTAGGATTGTTTAGTTTATTTAATTCTTCATTTAACTCATCTTCTAAATCATAATCAACTTTTCTTTCATCAATTAATTCCCAGTTTTCTAAATCTTCATCTTCTCCAAATTCTTCTAATTCTGAAAACACCTTACTCATTTTAACACCAGTTTCTTCCTCTCTTGTTTCTTCATCTTTTACATTGTCTAAATCAACAAATTGTAGAGGTTGTAAAGTCTTAAAATATAGGTTTAAAGCAATGTCATTGTATGCGAGTATCTTATCAAAGGCATCTGTTAAAAGTTCTTGAAAAGGCACTATAACAGTATTGTGCATTAATATAGATGCAGTTTTTAATTCATCTGCATTATTACCTAATCCGCTATTATCTTTAATTCCTAATAACATAGGAGATATAATTCTATGAGATACCATCACTTTCTTTTGTGATTCATCTGATAAGAACTGATATTGATTGTGTGCATCTGATAGTTGAACTGGTGTAATATCTGCTTGTGCTTCTTTGTTATCGTTAAAAGCAAGAATAAATTTACCAGCGTTTGAACTTCCAGAAAACTTTTTTTGTATTTTACTCTCTATTAAAGATTGTGCTTCTTCGTTTGGAACTCCATTGTTAAAATTAATTAACATAGATGGAGCAAGTCCGTTCATTATATTATTTAAGTGATAATTAGAAATTTCTTCCTCTAACTCTGCATATTGTAAACCACCTTGATAATCTGGTGTACTATAATAATACATTCCAGCTTTATAAGGTTTTACATATAGTATCTCAATTGGTTGTGGAGATTTAGAAACACCAAATGCTGGTATTCTTAAAGGTTTCTCGCTTGGTTTAATATTTGCCCAATCTGGGTGATAGTAATACGCTTGTACCTCTTTATCATCTTCAGAACATTTCTCTGCTCTTAATGTTTCAATTGGTAAATGCTCAACCTTTTGAATTGTTTTTTTATCTTTTGAGTAAATTACTTGAATAGCACATTGACCAGCTAACTTTAAATCGTATGATAATCTTCTAACAACATCTTTTTTAAATAAAGAAATCATTCTAGCATACGCTTCTGGTTTTCTTGAACTATCTGTTGCATCTAAACCTTTCCCATATATCATTTGAGAAATACCATTAATAGCAGCATTGTTTGTTGCTGAACCATTATATCTATCAATTAAAAATTGAAAGTAGTTGTTATCTGATCCAAACTCAATCCATTCTTTGTTTTTTGACTCAACAATCTCTGGAGATGTGTATGTAGATAAATTAACAAAACTAATTTTAGAATTTCCTTTATTAGTGTTTGGTTTTCGATACTTGTTTATGTGTTTACTCATAATAATATAAAATCGTTATTACCGCTCTTTGATTTATACTGGTCTTTATTTACAGTATAATGTTCATTGTTAGATTGGTTTGTTGATTGTACTGTACAAAATATTTTATCTCTGTAAATGATTTTTTGAGTACTTGTCTGAATTACTTTTAAATCGTAAAACCTACCCTCTTTTAAATCAAAAACACTTGATAATTCTATATAATTGCCAACCTTTGTTGCAGTTGGTGTAATTGAAACAGATGTATTTGTACTATCATCTCTCAAATCCATTGAAACAGATGTAGAATATACTCTTGGTATAATCTTTATTGCTTGTGTACTTGAAGTTGGTAATAAATGTTTCATATATATATAATACTAAAACATTGTATTTTTATTTATTTAAACCAAAAAAAAAGGCAACCGATTAAGATTGCCCTTTTATAAAATTAAAATAATTGAATTATGCGTTTGGGTCTATTTGAGATGAACTTTCATTAGCAGTTATAACTGTTGAAGTTACAAAATAAGCTGGAGAAGTTTCCATTCCTTCTAATGTTAAAGTAAATCCACTTAAATCTCCCATTGCAGCACCAGATACAATTGTACCTCCAGTAACCTCTGCTCCGTGTTCTAAACCAACCATAAAGAAGTTTCCATTATAATCTTCAATCGCAACGTGCGGTCTTGAAGCAGCTAATAATTTGATTTCCTCTTGTGTTGCTTTATCTAAAGTAGTTAAAGTTAAATTTAATGTTTGAGTATAAAAAGTAGTTCCGTTTTCTCTTGAACTATTTATTGTTGTTTCTAAAGATGAATTACCTTTGATGTCGAATTTAAAGAAGTCTGGAGTACCAGAAATTGCAGTAATTTCTCCAGATGCAATAGTAGTTGTTCCCAATGTACCATAGTCTGCAAAATAAACTGCCTTTAAACCACCAACTGAACTTTTACAAGGTAACGCTCTTCCAGATGTAAGTAAACAAGCCATTTGATATATGTTTTTTTAGTTATTAAAAAAAGGGTAAGCAGATTAACTACCTACCCTTTATTATTGTTATTTATTTATTATTAAGAGTAGAAAACTACATCTTCTAATACTGCAATCTGAACTCCAGCAGTATAACGTGCGATAAATCTAACGTTTTTTGATCCGTCTAAATCCGCCATATCTAAAACTTTGATTTCGTTATGGTCTGCAAGCAATCCAGTTCCGAAGAATAAGTTAGATTTCAAAGTAGATACCATTGTATCATCAGCTAATCCATTTGCAGCAACAACTTTGATTCCATCGAAATACTGAATATCAATATCTTGATTGTTTCCTAAACCATTTACTCCATTTGCTCCAACTCCGTTAGCAGAAAATCCTCCTAATGCTCTCTTGTACGCTCTAAATACGTTTTGAGATACATATATATATAAATCTTCGTTTCCGTATAAAGAAGAAGGTACTGCATCAGCAACTTTTCCTAATTCAGCAATAACGTTTGCAGCATCAACTGTTGTTCCAGTAATGTCTTGACCAGCTGGTAAAGTAGCAGCAGTTAATAATGTAGAAAAACCATCAAATGTTCCAGCACCAGCAGTTCCACTCCAGATGTCAGTTTCAGTTTGTGCAGCAATTTGTGCAGCCATTAATCCGATAAAGTAATCAGAAAAGTTAGATGGTAAATTATCGTGTGCAGAATATCCCATTGAGATAGCTTCCCAATCTGATTGGAAAGGAGTTTTACACAACTCTAAATTTACTTGTAATTCTTTTGGCTCGATAATTCTTTCAGTTAAAACAACTGCTCCAGCATCTGTAAAATCACAACTTGCGTTTGCGATAGCACCAGATAAACTAACTCTTTTTAAAACTTCTTTAAATTTTACATTTGGCTTAACCTCGATTAATCCGTTTGCGATAGTGTTACCAGATAAAAGTGCAGCAGAAACATATTTCCCAGCAAATTCTCCAGCGTAAGTACTTGTAATTGATAAACTCATTTTTTTATTTGTTTAGTGTATTAAAAATTCTATTTATTGTATTATTTTTACCTTTTTGAGAGTAAAGGTTTAACTCTTTTTTTTCTGTTAAGTTTTCTGGATTATGAGAAATTCCTTCAACTTCTGGTTCAGCAGATAATTCAACAGATACTTCTTCAACTTCTTTAACCTCTACTTTTGCAAGTTTCAATTCGTTGATTTCGTTTCTTAATTTTTCGATTTCAGAAAAGAACATTTCTTCTGTAATTGATTTTACGATCTTTTTAGGAGATGCAGTTTCAGTTGATAATTCTTCTTCTTCTACTTCTTCCTCAACTACTTCTTCTTCTGGTGCTTCTTCTTCTGCTCCAGCTTCTTTGATTTCAGCTATAATACCTTCTTCTTCGATAACAATTATTTTACCATCTGCTTCATATTCTCCAACTGGTACTGCAACTCTTTCTTCATCTGCAACGACAAAGATTTCTGCACCAGCTTCAAATGCTTCCGCTTCTAAAATAGCACCATTATCAAGTTTCATTTGCTCTAACTTCACTTCTATACCAAGTAAAATTCTAACTTTGTTTAATGTTTGATTTGTATTCATAATTATATAATAAAATTTAGTTAATATTTTGCATTTTGGTTAATTTAATTTACCTCTTTGAATAGTTTATTAAATACTTCTCTTTGTGTTTTCATTGTGTTATATATTAAATTTTTCAATTTTTCGTTGTAATTCTAAAGCGGATATAGAATAATCCTCCAGTTCTTTACCTACTTTAGCAAAATTCTTACCTACTTTAGTGTTATTTATATCTACACCTAAATCATCTGCTTGTTTTGATACTTTTTGAAATTGTTTACTAAAATCTTTAATTATGTTTGATATTTTTTTTCTTGCATCAAACATTTCATCAGCAGCTTTAGAAACTACACCTCTTGCACTTGTTCTACCATCGTTATATGCTCCTTGTGCTTTTTGAGAATATTCAGTTAAACTCGGCATAGCTAACTCAATTTTTTCAGCAGATAACTCAACTTTATCTTCTTTGAATAACTTATTAAATACTTCTCTTTGTGTTTTCATTGTGTTATATATTTTGTATTTTGATTATATTAAAAATGAAAATTTTACAGACCTCCTAAAATTTTATCAATTGCTTTTATATTTTCTTTTACTTGTTGTTCAAATTTTTGAACCTCTCTTAATATTTCAGAAGCACCAATTTCAATTGCAGATTTTTTTGTTCTTTCTAATTTTTTAACAAGAGATTTATTATCTCTTAAAGAATTTTCTAAAGGTTTTTTTGCTGCTTCAATCATATCAATACCTTTAATAGCACCTTTATTTGCAGTTGCCATCTCACTTCTAATATCATCAATTAAAGCCAACTCAACTTTTTCAGCAGATAGTTCTGTTTTATTTTCCTTAAACAGTTTATTAAATACTTCTCTTTGTGTTTTCATTATATATATTAAATTCTTTTGGTTAGATTAAAATAAATTATAGCATTCCAAAAACAATATCTCCAGCTTTTTCAGTTGCAGATTGTAATTCAGCTAAATCACTTCTATATGCTTGAAGTTGTCTTATTGCCACACTTGCTTCTGATGGTAGTTCAAGTCCTAAATCTTTTGCAGAATTTACTAATTTTTTAGAATCAGATTCAGATGATTGAATTTCTTTTAGTAATTGTTTTGATTTATTAGAAGTTTCGTCTAATTCTTGTGCTGCTCTTCTGGCATTCATTGATAAACCATCTGCTTTTGATTTAATGCTTTTGTAAACTTTTACTATATCATCAATTAAAGCTAACTCAATTTTTTCAGCAGACAATTCTACTTTTTCTTCCTTAAACAGTTTATTAAATACTTCTCTTTGTGTTTTCATTATATATAAATTAATTTTAGTTTTCTTCTGTTGCGTTTATACTTCCGATACCTTGCTTCCAATAATCTGGAGCATTGCAGTCTTTACCTTGATTCTGTTTACACTCAATTGAGTATGTATTCTTACACTTACAATACACCGCTCTCATTATGATAATAGTTTTTTAAGTTCTTCTATTACCTTTTCTTCAGTAGATAAATCTTCTTTTAATTCTTCATTTGGTCTTTCCATTTTATCAGCAAAATAACCCTCTATTGAGAATCCTTTTACTTTTCCAGTCTTAACATAATCATTCCAAATCTCATCATTTTCAACTTTAACAGAACCCATCCACGTTCCAACTGGTACATCTAAACCATATAAAGCAGTCTTGTCTTTTGCCTTATCTTCAACAATCCAACTTTCAACAAGTGTTAAATCTTTTAATTGTGCATCGTGTTCTAATGTTGAATTCGATTGATTACCATTCTGTAAATACATTTGAGATGCTTTTGCGACAGTCTTTTCTGAAAAGAATATATAGTATTCTTCTTCTCCGTTTCTTCTGTAAATTGGCTTTTTTGGTATTAATAAAGCACCCATTAATAAACGCTTCTCTTTACTTATTTCAGCAAGTTTTATTTCTTGATTGTTTAACGCTATAAAGTCAGATTCAATAGCTGGATTCTCAACAACGCTAATTGCTTCAACTCCAATTGCTTCATCATCATCTAAAATAAGTTCTATTATTTTCATAATTATATAATGATTTTAAATTAATATTTTATATTTTCAACTACTTTTTTATCCTATTGAAGCACCCTTTACAATATTCCTATCCATTTCTTGTGCAGTTGTTACATCGTTTGAAACAACAAACGCTTGAACTGGTTGTTGTGATTGACTACCAATTGCCTCTGCTAACTGATTAGTATCACTTGCTCCAACAACATTAAATGCTGGAGGTAATGATGGTGCAGTAGGAGTAGCAACAGTTCCACCACCTCCACCGCCAGTTGCGAATGATGGTGCAGCTGGTTCTTGTGATGCAGTAATTTGTTTAACGTTTGCAAATCCAGATGCTATAATTCCAGCAGCTCCAATGTAACCAAATATTCCCCCTTGTGCAAGTGCTTTATTTGCTCCAGTATAAGTATCTCTTATTGCTTGTGTAACTGCTAATGCTTTACCAAATTTACTATTACTACCTAATAAACCAGCAATAGCACCTAAAGATTCAAATACAGTTTTTTCTTTTTCTTTTGCAATCTGCTTATCTATTGTAACTCTTTTTTGACCATTTGCTTGTTCATACGCAGTTAGTTCATTTTGTGCTTCTTGAAATGCAATAGTTCCTTTTTTGTATAAATCTCTTTTATCTTCTAATCGTTTTTTCTCTAAATTAGATTCTTCTTCGTTTAATACTTTTTGTCTTTCTAACCTTGCAAGATCGTTTTCTATTTGCTCTGCTTCAAATTGATTTTTATTAGCATTTAATTCTGCATCAGCTTCTTTTTGTGAATTTGTTAATTCTAAAGATTCTCTATCTAAAGCTAAAGCATTTGATTTTTGTTCTGATCTAATACCTTCAATCTGTGCTTCAACACCAGCCAATTCTCTTAATGCTTCTATTCTTGCAACTTGGAATTCTACATTTTCTTTATCCTTTTTTAAATTTGCATCTGCTAAAGCTAATTGAATTTGTGCTTGTGATAACATTGCAGATTCAGCTGAATTTATTTTAATTAGTAATGCATCATTTGCTTGTTTACGTTCTTCAATAGATTTTGTTTCATCATCTCTTATCTGTCTTAATTTCTCTGCTTGTCTATCAAATTTTTCAAAAAATAAACCTTGTCTTGCAGCAGCTAATTCAGCAGATTTCTGTAACTCAACATTTGCTTTTGCAGCTTCTGTTGCAGTAGATATACTAACCTCTCCAAACTCTTTTACAACAACTTTACCTATTTCTGCAACCTCTGTTATTGCTTCTCCGAAATTATTTACAATTGATTTACCAGCATCAACTACTCCAACTGCTACTTCTACCATATTGTTTTTAGTTTCTAATATGGATTGATTTAAAGCTTTTATTGTTTCTGGATCTTTATCTCCAAAAAATGATTCTTCCCAAGCCAATTGTGCTGCTTGTAAACCTAATTTAATTGCAAAAAACTGCATCTTAAAAGGAGCTAAAACATAAGTTAAAATACCACTCATTACTTTACCAAGAGCATCAAAATTCTCGCTTGATTTAGATACTGCATTGTAAACATCTGTAAATGCAGTTGCAACTTGCCCTACTATTTCCGCAGCAGTTTCAAAAACAATATTAAATGTATCTACTACTTTTTGGTTTTGAGAGAATAACTCTTTTAAAGTACCAAGAGCAGAAATAACCAAACCAATACCAATAGCTTTTAAAGTTGTACCAATAGCTTTAATACCACCAGCAGCATCTTTAGAAGCACTCTGAACACCTTTTAAAGATTTTTCAGTTTCTTTATTTCCATCTGTAACAGATTTATTTAAGTCTTTAACACTATCCGCAACTTTGTCAATTCCTTTTAGTGCTTTATCTGTTTTAGCTTCTAAATCAATAATTATCTTTTCCATTCTTTATCTTGTTTTTGTCTTGTAAATACTTCTTTAAAACTTTCTGGAAATTTATTTTTTCCTTTTGCTAATTGCACTATTTCTGATTTGCAATCTGTATCTTTTAATAAATCTAATATTTGTTCTATCATACTTCATTTAATAATTCTAAACTACTTTCTCCAGTTTGTAGATTTGTAGTAATTGAGTTAATCTTATACTTGTTTCCAGTAATTATAAATGTATCTGCTAAAGTGTGCTTTAATATTATTTTAAGAGGTAAAAATGCTTTAAACTTTATTATTCTTCTTTGCTTATTAAAGACATCTTTGATGTATTCTTTGTAATTTTCATTAAATAAACTACTATTGTTTTGTTCGTTATTCCATTCATTGTTTTCTGGAAAGAAATTTATAGATTTTTGTGATATATTGTTTTGAAAAACAACTTGATTAGATGGCATAAAAATAGGTGTTGTTATCTGACTATGCGTTACAGTTGTATCTCTAAAACTAATACTTGTTGGATTCTGTAAAGATGTATAATGTAGTAAAGGAGAACCGATATATGGCTCTTGATTATCATCTGCGAAAAATCCATACATAATATCTTTTGGAGATAAAGTTTCTTCATCAGTCAATTTCTCGTAAACCATTTTCTCAAAAGGTAACTCTACACTATATTCTTGACCAACCCAATTATTGGGAGTTTCCCCTCTGTATTCTAAAGTTGAAAACTGTCTGTTTTGTAATTGATCAAATTTTTCAGCTAAAAGAGTTTCATTACCTTTAAATTTAAAGTTTATTTGTTTGTATGGTAAAGCAACATTAACAGAACTTGAATTTACATCAATGTATTTAGTTATATCGTATTCAACACCATTAGAATAAAAGTCATCTAACTTCTGAACCTTTATAGTTCCATCATCTTGAACGTATGCAGTAAGATTAA